TCACAAACGTGGTCGTAAAACACGCAGATAAGTCTTCTTTGCAAAGGAAGAGGGTATGGTTTCTCCCCTAATCGAGAAACCGCTTGTTCAGGAGATTGCCATGCGTAAAGCTCGTAAACATAAGCGTAAGTAATCCCTTGGGATGAACCGACATTGGGGGGTATGTCGCTAAATACCCCCCACCCACTTGACAGAAAGTTTGTAAGTGGTTACAAACTAGGGCAAGGAGAATTTATGAGTGTTCCGCAAGACAAATTGATGGAGTTAATGGGTGGCCCACGGTCAGCTGGCGCACCTCCACCTGTATTGCCCACCTCTGCTGGCATGGGGTCTGCCCCGCCTGATGCAGAAACACCTCCTATGGGTTCGCCCATGTCCACACCTGAACCCAAGATGGGGACAAAACAAGCAGCAATGATCAACCTTGGCATGGCGCAAGACTTGCTAGAGCAGTCCTTGGCCTCTATCGGTTCAGACTCAGAAGAAGGCAAGTCTATCCTGGCTGCCATCTCTACGCTGAACAAAGTGCTTGGTCCACGCAAGAATAAAACAAACGAGTTGCAGCAGTCTGAAATTATCCAGATGCTACAGTCTTTACCTCAAGCTGGCGGTGCTACTCCAGAGAGTAAAGCACTTGCAGCTGCACCCCTTCCTGGTATGACACCACCTGGTGGTGGAATGCCTCCACCCCCCCCACCTCCCCCAGGCGGTGGTATGCCCCCCCCAATGTAAGGAGCGATCATGGACTTATTCAAACCCAGAGGTTCGTCTACTCCCCGTAGACCCACAGACAACAATCAAAAAAACGGTGTCGTGATCAACACGCCTCGTTATTCTCAACTCGGTGGCTTGTCTGGCGCAACAAAAACTGGTTTTCAAGGCATGAAAGTTGAGAAACCAGCTGACGGCAAAAAAGTAATCTAACACGGTAAGAGGGTAACAAAATGTCTTTAGAAAATCTGTCACTTGAACAACGAGACGAGTTGGCTGGCCTCATGCAGCAACTCGCTGACACGCCAGAAACACGCAAGGATATATTGCGGTTGACGAAAAAAATTCGTCCTGGTTTAAATGTGCCAGAACTCGACATTGAGGACAACACCAATTCTGCTATTCAGCAAATGCGTGCAGAAAACGAGGCTCTCAAGGCCAAGTTTCAGCAAAAAGAGGCGGTGGAAAACCTAGAAAGCATCAGACGTAAAGTCGTGAAAAAAGGTTTGGTTTCTGAAGACGAGATGCCAGAAGTTGAAAAGTTAATGCTAGAGAAACGCATTGCAGACCATGAAACGGCTGCAGAGCATTATCGCTGGATGAAACAGGCAGCTGTGCCAACACCAACAGGGTACAACCCCAGTGCTATTCGCCAGTTCGATCTTGGCAAGTATTGGAAAGACCCCAGAGGTGCAGCACAGCAAGAGGCCGTGCGTGCTTTCGCAGATTTGCGGAAACCCACACGTCCTATTGGTTTGTAAAAGAGGGTGTAATTTGTTTGGGCAGAGATGCCCGTCTTTAAGGAGCTAACTATGGCTATTGGTGGCGGTATTCTGCCTCAAACAGGGTCAAGTCAGTTTACAGAATTAACCTACGTCACAAGACGTGCGTTCATTCCTAAACTGGTTGTCCAACTGTATAACTCTACGCCACTAATGGCTGCGTTGATTGCCAACAGTCAACAAGCCTCTGGTGGTGTTTCTTCAGTAACTGTTCCCGTCCAGGGCGCACAGTTTGTGAACGCTCAATGGTCTGACTACTCTGGCTCTTTTGCCCAGCCGTCAGTCCAACAAGGTGCTTACAACGCTGAATTTGACCTCAAGTTGATGATCTCTCCCGTACCGTTCCTCGGTATGGAAGGCGTGGCTCAACAAGACGCTGCAATTATCCCGTTGATTGAAGCCCGTATGAATGACGCAACAAACGTCATGATGGACGCAATGGCAACGGCGTTGTACAACAACACTACCAACAATCAACAGTTCATTGGTTTGCCCGCTGCTGTGGATGATGGTACAGGTGGTGCTGCATACCAGACTACTTACGGTAACATCAACCGTTCCACCTACACCTGGTGGCAGTCTAAGGTTTACGCAGCTGGTAACGTAAACCCCACACGTCAAAACATTCTCCAGTACATCTCTGGTACAGTGAAAAAAGGTGCAGAAATGCCCTCTTTCGGTGTTTGCGGATTTGGTACTTGGACATTGTTGGCTCAAGACTTTGTTGGTCAAGAGCAATATGTGATCACTCCTGGTTCAGGATTTGATGGTGACAATAACGGCCCTCAAGCTGCATTCCGTGCATTGATGGTTGCTGGCGTGCCAATCTATCCAGACCCATACTGTCCAGAAGGCACAGTGTACTTCCTCAACACTAACTACTTGTCGCTCTATATTCACGAGCAAGGTTCGTTTGTGTTCACAGGGTTTGAGTCCACTCTACCTAACTGGCAAATCGGTTATGTCGGTGCAGTTCTTATGATTGCTGAGTTGGTGTCTGTCAAGCCCAAGTCAATGTCTAAGATCACTGGCTACAATTATTTGTCGCTATAAGGAGAATTTGAAATGGCATTAGCTCTTAATAAAATTATCCTTGCAAATGCAAATGCGAACACCCCAGGTGCGTATTTTCAGATCACAACTCTTGCAGCCACTACTGTTGGTAACGTAGTTCCCGCTGGTGTTTACATTGTGTTTCCCACTGCTAACGTGACCATCCAGGCCACCAGCGCAGTTAACACAGCTGGCAACATCACAGCAGTTTCAACCGTGTTGGCTAACAATACTGGTGGAATGATCTTTTCTGACGGTGTTAACGTGTTTGCCAACTCTTCTGTTACCAACGCTACAGTTACTTTGTTGACTGTTGACGGTGGACAGGCTGTGTCTGGTACATACAACGCATCATAAGGAGTGAACAATGGCTAATCCCGATTCAGTCAGTCAGTATTATCTGGATTCGTTTGGATACGGTCGTATTGGTCAAGCTACAGTTGTGTCTATGGCAGCCTTGGGTAATGCGGTTGCCACTATTCCTTTGTTGACTGGTGGCCTCACAAACTCAGGGACTGCAGTAGGTTCTGGTGCAGTGATTCCTCGCAGAATTACTGTTAACAATCCTACAGGGTCTGTTTCGTCTGCTTATGTGACGATTACAACAAGCAATGACGGCAACGCATCCAATGCGATAGTTGCTAACGTGGCTTTGAGTAACATCACTGCAGCGGGCAGATACCAAGACTTGACCATAGCAACGCCTTACTCCACTACAACTTCAGTTACTGGTAACTTGACATCTGCACTTTATGTGAACGTGACCACAGTTTCTGGTAATAGCAACACTGTAAACTTCCAAGTTTACGGTGACGTTGTACAGTTCTAATGAACGTGTTTGTTACGAACCGTGGGGACACACAGCTCGCTGTGGGTTCTTACGAGTTCAAAAAGAATACTCCTGTAGAGTTGCCTATTGAGGCAGCTGTGCAATTATTTGGGTATGGTCTTGATGATCGAGAGCATATCTTGGTTCGCTGGGGGTGGATACAACTGCACAGCGAACTGGCAGAAGGTTTGAAAAAGTTAGATCAGTTTGAAATAACAACTGAAAGACCAGGGAAAAACAGCTCGTTACCCTCGGCTGTTGGACGAGTACCCCTAACCCTCCAGAAGGGTTCGGGGGAAAAGACTCAAATGAAGGTAGCCTAACATGGACAGCAAATGGCAACGCTTAACGACTATCTCAGCCAAGTTGAAAATTTGCTCCATGACGTTAACAATGTTTTCTGGACGCAAAACCAGCTAACCACTTACATTAACGAGGCGAGAGAACGCACCGTTAGAGATACGGGTTGTCTGCGTAATTTGCAGACTACTACAGCTCCCCTGGCTTACAACTCTAGTACCTCGGCTGGTGTTTCTCCTACCATTTGGGCGGGCAACACCGCGGTCACAGCTGGTCAGTACGTCTTTTCCAACATCTACAACTATGTCTACACCCAGAGTGGGACATCAGGCAACTCTGCACCAATCTATCCTAATGGTGCTAATCCATTCCCGCCCACGACTCCATTTGCAGATGGCACTGCCATGCTGCAGTATGTGAGTAATTGCGAGATTCTTCCTTTTAATGCGTTGCCCCAGGGCATCAATGTTTATGATGTTGTCAATATCAACCTATATTGGGGCAATAGTCGGATACCTTTGCGTTATCTGCCTTGGTCCAACTTCACCGCCCAGTTGCGCTACTGGCAAAATTATGTGGGCAGACCCATCTGTTTCTCTATGTACGGGCAACAGGCCATCTACATTGCCCCCATACCAGACCAACTCTACTACATCGAGGTAGATACCAACATTTTGCCCTCTGCTTTATCACTCACGAACATTAACCAGGTGGACACCATCATTGACCCGTACACTACTGCGGTTCAATACTATGCTGCATACAAGGCCAAGTTCTATGAGCAGTCTTATGGTGAGGCTGAAATCTTCAAACAAGAGTACAACAAACACATATTGAACGTCCTCAATAGCACGTTTACAAGAAGGATTCCTGATCCATACAGTAGTGGAGGTTAAACATGGCCTCCGCAGAACAGAAGAAGTCCTACCAGGTAATCAAGGCTTTCAAGGGTCTCAACACCAAGGCCAACCGCACGGCTATCGACAAGGAGGAGTTCTCCTGGTTAGAGAACGCCATGCCTGTGGGGTCTGGCAATATGCGGATTATTCCCACCAGTAGCAACGTGACCAACGGTGCAAATGCGGTGGTATTTACCAACAATGTAGTTACCCTGTTTTCTGCCAACATCAATGATGATTATGTAGTGGCTGCAGAAGATAATGGTGCGCTAGAGGCATATGACCTCAGTTCTAACAACTTTGTGACCATTGTCGGCTCTGGCTCATTGTCCAATTCTGGTGTTGCATTCTCTCAATACCAAAATACAGACGTTTTTGTAGGAGACCCCACTAAAGGTTTGTATGACTGGAATGGGGTTAGTTTGATTCCCGTAGGTTCTGTGGGCAGTATTGCCATCACAAACCCAGGTATCAACTACACGTCTGCCCCCAACGTCACTATTTCTTCCCCCAACAATGCCAACGGTACACGGGCAACAGCTGTGGCCTCGATTACCACGGGTTCTGGCGGGGTGCAGAGCATACAAGTTTTAACGGGTGGATCAGGTTACACGTCTGTGCCCACGGTGACCCTTTCTACACCTGATGTGACGGGTGGAAGTACGGCTACGGCTGCAGCCACCATCTCTGGCGGTAATGTGGTGGCTATTTCTGTGGTCACGCCTGGTTCTGGCTACCTTAACCCGCCAACGGTTAGCATTACTGGAGGTGGTGGGTCTAGTGCAACTGCAAATGCATCACTTTCTACGGGTATTGTGAACGCCATCACGCTGACAAATGCGGGTAGCGGGTACACGTCTCAGCCTAGTGTCACTATTTCTGGTGGTGGCGGGTCAAATGCGACTGCTCTAGCCCAGCTCGTCACTTTTGCCACAGGCGTGGTGTCCATTCAGGTCACCAATGGGGGAACAGGTTACGGTCAGTACGGCAACCTGGCAGTCACCATCACGGGTGGCGGGGGCACAAACGCAAATGCAACCGCCATCATTTCTGGAAACGTGGTTAGCCAGGTCATTATGAACAATCCTGGCTCTGGTTATACCTCTGCACCGTCTGTGGCGGTCTCAGGTGGGACTGGCACGGGTGCAAACCTTGTTGCGACTGTGCAGCTAAACCCCATAGTGGACTTGGCTACCTTCTCCAACAGAGTTTGGGTGGCACAGGGGCGCACGGTTTATGCGTCTGCCTCCACAAGCCCCACAGATTTCACTTCTGTATCTGCTGTAGCGTTCAACATTCAGGACAGCACCTTGCACGGCAACATTCAAGGACTCTTGTCTGCCAATAACTTCTTGTATGTTTTCGGAGACGATAGCATCAACGTGTTCTCGGATTTGCAAGTGACCTCCACAGGGGCTACGGTGTTCACCAACACCAACGTGAGTGCGTCTATCGGTACTAAACGCATTTACGCCATTTTCCCCTATTTCAGGTCAGTCTTGTTCATGAATGACTACGGTATTTATGCCCTGGTTGGTTCAACAACCACCAAGATTTCTGACCCTCTAGACGGTATTTTTCCCTATATTGACTTCACTAAGCCTGTCACAGCTGGTCAAACACTGCTCAACAACATCCTTTGTGCGGTGTTTAACTTCTATGTGAACAGTTCTTTCCCGATTGGACCATCTGGATCACGGTACATACAGTGTATTTTCTTTGAGAAGAAGTGGTTTGTGTCTAGCCAGGGCAACATCCAGTATGTGACCTCTGTGCCTTTTGGCGGTAAGGTTAGACTGTATGGCACAGATAACAACAAAGTATTAAAACTGTTGTACAACGATACAACCAGTCCGATCAGTTCGTACATCCAGACTGCACTCAATGAGATGGGTGACCCCATCAGGACAAAACAAGCCCTCAAATTCGCTGTAGAAGCGACTTTAGCGCAAGGTGGCAACCTGAATGTCACCGTGGACTCAGAAAGCGGTTCTAGCCCGTCTTACACCCTTTCTAACACGGTTACCTGGACAAACACGGCTGGAACGACTATCGGTTGGACAAATTACCTATCTCAAACGATAATTTGGACAAATGTTAGCGGGTACTATTTGTACAAATCAGACGCAGAGCAGTACGGTAAGTATTTAGGATTAACGCAAACCAGTAATTCTGCTGGGTTTATTGTGAACACATTTGAGTTTGAACATGAATTAAGAGTGAGGTTCTAACATGGCATTACCAATTACAGTTCCCTATACGTTTGGAACGGCAACCACTGCTATCCCGCTGACCAATTTGGACAGTGATTTCAGCACTGTTTACAATGCGGTGAATGGTCTGGGTAATGGCTCGGTGTCACTAGCAAACGTGTCTATCACTGGCGGTACAGTATCAGGAAATACCACGTTCTCTAACGTCACCATCAGCAGTGTTGCAAGTACGTTTCCTAATAACTATTTGTCAAACAGTAGCGTTACTGTTGGTAATACATCTGTTGCGTTGGGTTCAACTGTCACATCTTTTGGTAATGTGACTTTGACAAACACCACGATCAGTAGCGTTGCAAGTACATTCCCCAACAATTACTTGTCCAACAGTTCTGTTACTATTGGTAACACGGCTGTTGCACTAGGTTCATCTGTAAGCACTCTTGGAAATGTAACGCTTACAAATGCAACTATTTCTAGTGTTTCTACTGCAATTACACCCGCAGAAGGTGGAACAGGATTAACAAGCATTACTGCTAATAATGTTATTTTAGGTAATGGCACAAGTTCTGTTCAAATTGTTTCACCAGGCACGTCTGGTAATGTTTTAACCAGTAACGGTACAACATGGATTTCTCAAGCTGGTGGCTCTGCTGCTACTCCTACTTCTTTGGGGACTGTTTATGGAAGCACAGTTTCGTCAGGAAGTTATACAACTGCTTTAGGCTATCAGGCGTTAAATTCAAATGGAAATAATTACAACGTAGGAATTGGTTATCAGGCTTTATACACCAATAATAATGGGGGGTATATGGCGGCAGTTGGTTATCAAGCACTATATTCTAATAGTGGAAATAGCGGTTCTGTTGCTCTTGGTTATCAAGCTGGATATTCTGCCGCTTGTGATAATTCTATTTTTATTGGAAACATTGCTGGTTATAACACAACAGGTGGTAACTATAATACTTACATTGGTTTTCGTGTTCGTGGAAGTTCAGCAACCGATACAGATAATTTAGTTATCGCTGGTGGATATAATGGAGGCGGCGCTGTTGGTAAAGGTTCAAGCACTGCATTTATTACTGGAAATGGTGGTAACACTTATAACGGGGCAAATACATCATCTTTTGCAACAACTTCAGATCAACGTCTCAAGAAAAACATTGTAGACAATACAGTTGGTCTTGCTAATATTATTCAACTTAGGGTTCGCAACTTTGAATATCGTTTACCCGAAGAAGTTGATTCAAGTCTAAAACCCACAGATGCCATTACAAAAAGTGGTGTGCAACTTGGTTTTATTGCTCAAGAGCTTGCAGAAGTTTTACCCGATTGCGTTAAAACAGAATCAACAGGCGTTATGTCTGTAAACATTGATAATGTAACTTATCACATGGTCAACGCAATAAAAGAACTCAACACTCTTATTACAACACAAGCGGCAACAATTACATCCATGCAAGCAACCATCACGGCTTTGCAAGCAAAAGTAGGAGTTTAAAATGGCACAAGTAAATCAATGGACTTGGACAATTCAATCAATGCAACAATGGCCTAGTGGAACAAACGCTGGTTACGTTGTTAATGTAAATTGGACTTTAACAGGTACTGATGGCACTCAAACTGCCAGTATTCAAGGCAATACTCAATACCCTGTAAATGAAGCTCAATCAGGATTTGTGCCTTACGCACAGCTCACTCAAGCTACAGTTATTGGTTGGGTGCAAGAATCTTTGGGTGAAACAGGTGTTGCTAACTTTGAGGCCAATGTACAAGGTCAAATAAATAACTTGGAAACACCTCCAGTTTTGCCTGTAATAGAACCTCTTCCTTGGAGTGCTTAAATGTCCGTATCAGCACCATTTGCCCCGTCTGGTAACACTGTAGTCATTACAGCTTCTACTACTGCACCCGCACCTGTGCAAGTGCCTTCTGCCACTTTGGGTAGTAACCAATACAGAATCATAAATTCTGGTTCGCAAGTGGTGATACTTGGATTTGGACAAACATCTGCCATTGCAGCTGCTGGTGGAGTCATACCATCGACTACACAGAGTAATTGTTTGCCTTTGTTGCCTGGTACGGATGAAATCATCACGTTTGCACCCAATGCTTACTTCACCGCAAACGCAACATCAAGCACTGCAACTATTTACATTACTCCTGGAGATGGGGACTAATCATGTTAAAAACGGTATCTAGTGGCGGTGGAACAACTGGGCAGTTAAATTATTTAGGCACATGGAATGCCAATACAAACTCGCCTACGCTTGTTTCTGGCACTGGTACTAAGAATGGTTACTATGTGGTTTCCGTTGCTGGAACAACCACATTAGATGGCATTTCATCATGGTCTGTCGGGGACTGGGCTATATTTAACGGCACAGTTTGGGAAAAGGTATTGGGAGGCACTACAGAGTCTTTTGCAAATGTGTCTATCACAACGGCAACAGGTTATCTCTACGCCAACAATACTGCCAACGTCATTGCATCTTTGACCATTCCTAATTCTGGACTAGCCAATAGCAACGTCATTATTGGCAACACCACGATTGCACTAGGCAGCACAACTGCTAACCTTTCCAACCTTACTCTAGCCAACGTCACTATTCAGAGCGGTACGTTTCCTTCTGCAAACCTCTCTGCCAACAGTGCAACCATAGGCAACACTGTGGTGGCACTAGGTAGCACGGTGACTACGCTAGGCAACGTCACTTTAGCCAACGTCACCATACAAAGTGGTAATGCAACATTTACCAATGTCACCGCTCAAAATCAGATTGCAACTGCAAACATCTATGCAAACGTCACAGCGGGTGCATTTTCCTATGGAACTCTTGGATATTCAGATGTAGGAATTATTGCATCTTACGCAAATAGTTCTAATAACTATGTGCAAATTGTTTTACAAAACACAAGTAGTGGAACAAATGCGTCTAGTGATTTTGTGGTGGTTAATGACACAGGGTCTGCCTATGCTGATTTTGGTATGACATCTAGCCAGTACACGGGTACAGGTGCATTCTATAAACCCAACGCACCGTATTTGTATTCTGGTTCTTCTGATTTGTACATTGGCACGATCACTGCAAATGCTATTCACATTGTTGCTAACAATGCAACAACAGATGCCATCACAGTTGCCTCTACTAATGCGGTAACTATTCCCTCGTTGTCTAGTGGCAATGTCACCATCACAGGAGGAACAATCAATGTTACGACTACTAATGTGGCTGCTACCACTGCTGCTAGTGCTACTTTTGCTAATTCAAGCCTATTGTTAGTACCAGCTGGTTATATAGATTTTGACCTCAACGGCACAGTAGTAAAAGTGCCCTACTACGCTGTTTAAGATGAACGATGACAACAACAACCTATCACTCCTAGACTTACTCATTATGTGGGTAGGGACGGTGGTGGGGCACATTACACTGTCCACTCTAGTGTTGTTGGCTACGTTAATTTACACTGTCATAAAGACATATCTCTTAATTAGAGATAACTTTAGGAGAAGATAAAATTAACCAGAACGATTTAGCCTATGTACAGTTTGGTGACGTGGAGGG